GCACATACGATGGCAAGGAGTTGCTGCCATACGCCAGCCGACCTGGCGCAATGGATGCCTTCAAGCTGCCAAGCCTGATGCACTTTGGGCCGCTGTACCGCAAAGATGCGGAGGATCTGAAATGAGATTTGGATCTGTGTGTAGCGGCATAGAGGCCGCATCAGTGGCATGGGGGCCATTGGGCTGGAAGGCGGCATGGCTGTCGGAGATTGAGCCGTTCCCGTCTGCTGTGCTGGCGCACCACTACCCTGATGTTCCTAATCTTGGGGACATGACAACACTGCCTGAGCGCATCCTGTCTGGTGAGGTTGAAGCGCCAGATGTGTTCTGTGGCGGCACACCTTGCCAAGCCTTCTCTGTGGCTGGCCTTCGTAACTCCCTTGACGATGCACGGGGAAATCTTTCACTCACATTTGTAGGAATTGCAAATGCAATTGACCATGTTCGATCTGTTCGATCAGATTCACCAGCAATCGTCTTCTGGGAAAACGTGCCAGGAGTCCTCTCCACCAAAGACAACGCCTTCGGCTGCTTTCTTGGCGCACTTGCCGGAGAAGATGATCCGATCATCCCACCAGGGGAGAAGTGGACGAACGCTGGTTGTGTGTATGGCCCCCAAAGAGCAGTCGCGTGGCGAGTCCTTGACGCCCAATATTTCGGAGTGGCCCAACGCCGCCGCCGTGTGTTCGTTGTCGCAAGTGCTAGAGACGACTTCGATCCCGCAGCGGTTCTTTTTGAGTTCGACAGCGTGCGCAGGGATACTGCGCCGAGCCGAGAAACGGGGCAAGCAATTGCCCCCTGCGTTACAAACGGCCCTCCTTTCAGTCGCACAGGCAACGAAAGAGTAGAAGCCGAGGCGATGGTGGTGGTAGCGCGTATGGTCGCCTTTGGCGAGTATTCGGTTGATGCCAACAGCCCAGCGCCAGCACTGCTTACCGCCATGGCCGTGCGCCGCCTCACGCCCGTTGAGTGTGAGCGCCTTCAAGGCTTTCCCGATAACTACACCAACATCCCTTGGCGCAAGAAAGATGAGTCACCAGATGGGCCTCGGTACAAGGCGCTGGGCAACTCATGGGCTGTGCCAAATGTTCGGTGGATTGGACAACGTATTCAGGAGAGTTTGAAATGAGCATCACGCCAGCGTTGGATGTGGCCATCGATTTGCTCGATGACCTGCTGGACCCAGATGGCAGTGGCCACGCCATCCCGCAAGATCTTCGCACTCGGGCTTATGTGGCCAGAGGGATGCTGGAGCGTGCCAGGCGCAGGGACTTGGCGCTGTGGGAAGTCAAACAGGATGAGGCAAGAAAATGGCTGGAGGACTGAAGCCGCGAGTATTGCCAAGCCTGCTGATTGCCTTGGCCGATGGCACGCCACGCTGCGACAGGGAACTCATGGAGATCGTGTTTTCTAATCGCCGTGTTGTCCAGCGCAGGCTGCAAGAGTTGCACGCTCAGGGTCTGGTGCACATTGCGGCCTGGTCGCCTGCTGGTGACAGTTACCGCTGGAGGCCAATGTACAAAATGGGCTTTGGCGTTGATGTGCCAGCCCCACCGCCAACAGGGCGCACCAGCACGCAGCGGGTCAAAGAGTTCAGGGCCAAAATGACGATTGAGGACAAGGCATTCAAGGATGCCAAGCGCAGACAACAAAGACGGGTCGTTAAACGTGACCCGCTTGTTGCTGCGTTTTTTGGGGCTGCTTAATTATTCTGGTGCAGCGCCAATGATTGAGCCGTAACCGAGTTCCTCGGCCTTTTTACGCAGTGACTTGGCCAGTGGCTCGACCTTCATGATGCTGGCCTTGCTCATCATCTGGGCTGCCAGCTTGGGGTCAAGCATGGCCTCTACCAGCAACTGCTGGATCTGCTGATCTGGCAGCTTGTAGAGGAAATCCAAAGGCCGTGTCATGGTGCGCAGTGTGGTGTTGTCGGCCATCGACTCGCTGAACACACGTCCAATCAGGTTGCCCATGCTCATGTTCTGGAAGGTGTTTGAGCCTGGTGCGCGAACACCTGGGGCAGTCGCTGCCTGACCACGATTGATCTCGTTGATGATGTTGTCAAGGCGTCTTTGCGCTGCTGGCGACAACTGCGCTCCAAGTTCCTCGCTCTTTGCCGCCACTTGCCTGCGGAGGGCAGACGCTGCCAGCACAGGCTCACCTGTCATCAGGTTGGGCTGGCCTGTCGTGACCTTGCTCTCAATGCCTTGCAGCAAACGCATCTGGTCGATGGCGCTCGATGACTTGGCGAACTGCTGCATATAGCGATTGAAGCCTGGAGCACCAGCCTCGATGGTGGCGTCAATCACTGGCAGCAAATCATTCAACTGGCCACGCGCCAGGCGCAGGTTGGCCAAGTCGCCTGACAGTTTGCCAGCCATGGCGTCTGTAATGTCTTTGCGCACGCTGTACAGAGCCATCGGGTTGATGGTTCCTGTCTCTGGGTCAACACGCCGCGCCAACAGGTTGCTGACGTAACTCATGGCCTGGTCAACTGTTTGGCGCTGCGTTGCCGGATTGTTGGTGATGCCTTGGATGGCAGCAGCAATTGGCTCGACAGACACGGGCTGTGCGTTGGCAAATGCCGACTCGCGCATTGGGGCTGTGATGCTGGACCGCTTGGCCTCGGCTGCTGGAATAGATCCAGGGCGGCCAGAGATGCCTCGGAATGCGTTAAGCAAGGCTTGCTGGTTGGCAGACAGAACTGATGGGAATGCACCAGACTGATCCAATGCTCGGATTGGGGTTTCGGCAGCAGCCAAGCCGGGGTCACGCGCACCAGCGGCTGTGGTCAAACGCACACCTGGAACTGTGGATTGCGCTTGCTGCAAGTTGGCAATGGCTTGCTCTGGATTGGTTGCGACATTGCGCAGCACATTGCCGACAATGACCTCGCGGCCTTGCTGTGTGAATGGCTTAACCAAAGCGCCAGGAGCCGCCAATGCACGCTGTGTGGTGGACAGTGTTGGACCGCCTGGGGCCAGCATACCCGCACCCAAAGCGCCAGCCAACTGCACGCCAGGAGAGAACTCACCCTCACGCAAAAGACCACCAGCAGCAGTGGCAGCCAATGCTGCTGAAGACTGCGCCCGTGGATTGGCTGCCAGCATCTGGGTCACGCCTTGCCCCACTGGTGATGTCACCATGGGCGCTGCGCGCGCGGCCAGATTGGCCACACCGCCCACACCATAGCCAGCGCCAGCAACGTCTTGCACCACACGCTCTTGCGCTGTAACAGGCTCTGGAAAGCCAAGGCGTCTAAGGTTGGTCTGTGTGGCCTGCGTCATGGTTGGAACGTTTGTGCCAGCAGCCAGGTTGAACAGGTTCACCAAAGGGTCCACAGCCATTGGCAGCAAGCCACCAGCGGTCATGGCAGCCTGGGCCATGGGGCGCACAGCCAAGCCTGCTGCACGTCCCATAGATGGGGCTGGTGCAGGCGCTTGGCTTGCAGCGATTTGCTGAAGCTGCGCAGGTGGCGTGCTGTTGACGAATGCAGCGATCTGCTCATCAGTGGCAGTGGCAGGGAAACTCAGTTCGCCAATGCCTTCAATCGTGATTTTCTTCATACTGCCTCACTGAAAAACAAACTTTGTGCCATCCCAGATCATGCGTTTTGTCGCTGTTGCAGCAGGTGCTGGAGTTGGTGCAGCGGGCGGTACATAAGGCTGGTATGCCTTGCCTGCCGCCTTCTGCATCCCCAGAGTGACAACGCGCCGCGCTTCAGCCTTCTGTGCAATCTTTTCTGGAGTGTCTCCAACCTGTGGGAAGTATGTCGCAAACTCTTGCTTCATCTCATCCACACCGATGGCAGCGCCGGACTCTTTGCGCAGCTTGGCGCGAATCCAATCTTGCGCAGCCTGGTCATACTGCTGCGTTGCTGGGCTTTGTCCTGTACGGGCCAAAGCACCGCCAACAAATGGCACAGCCTCTGCGACTCGCGTGCCAACTCCAGGCTGTGATCCAGCAGGCAGTCTATTGATAATGCTCTCGGCCAACTCCATGCGCTGGGCAAAGCCAGCAGCGTTGGATTGGCCTTCTGTTGGTGCGCTTCCAGCACCACGCAGAGGCTGACCACCTGGCCCCATGATTGGCATTGCTTGACCGCCAGGAGTCTTTGGCACAAACATCAAGCCATCAGCAGTCTCCACCCGGTCAAATGCGCCACGGGCATAGTTGCCTTGAGCGATGGCCAAGTTGGCACGGTTGACCGCAAGGTTGCCTTGGGCGATGAGATTGGATGCTGCCTCGCCAGGAGTCATGGTCTGCTGGAATGTCTCACCACCACGCAATGCTGATTTGTTGACAGCAACTGTCTGACCGCCAAGGTTTTGCAGCACCACTTCGCGCCTTGGGCCATAGCCTTGCATCGTTTGCAGTTTGCCATCTTTGAACTGCTGCACCAGAATCGGCTTGCCACTGGCGTCAGTGACTTCAAATGGTTGGCCCACGACCTCGGCACGGGGATTCAACTTCTCGGCCATTGCCTGATACTTTTCAGCATCAGCCACACGGCCAGCAGCGGCCAAGATGTCGGCAGCGTTTTGGTATTGGATGGCCTTGATCTGGTTTCGCGTCATCTCTGGCATTGCTGCGGCCATCTCTGCACGCTCACGGGTTGGGCCAAGTTGACCACCAGGAGCCGCCAAAGCCTGCTGTTCTGGCGGAAGAACTGATGGCGCAGTAGTCAATGCACTGGCCACTTGCTGCTGCACTTGCCTTGCCGCCTGACCTTCCCGCAACTTCTCACCCAGCAGCAAGTCTTGCAAAGACCCAGCACGGGCTTGCTGGAAACCTTGCTGGCCAGCCTGCAAAGCAGCGCCAAGGGCTTGGCCAAGGCCAACACGCTGTCGGCTGGGGCCACTGGCTGAAAGCAGTGCAGCAGCAGCCGACAAGTTGGCCTGCTGGTTCATCAGTCGGCGCTGGTCAGCATTGAGTAACGCATCAAGCCCTGTGGTGGTATTGCCACCAAACAGGTTGCCAAAAATTTCAAGTGCCATGTCTTACCCCTTAACGGCCCAGCAAGCCGAGAATGCCGCCAACACCAGCACCGATGGCCGTGCCAACACCTGGAATTGCGCTGCCCAATTGAGCGCCAGCCAATGCACCACCAAGGGCGCCAGCGGCTGGGTTGCTGTACATAGGCGTTTGAACAGTGCCGCCAAGGTTGGCAGGCTGCGCACCCAAGGAGGACTGCACGATGCCCAGGCGCTGCAAGCCAATGTTGCGGATCGCATCCATCTGTTGCTGGTCCAGAGCCTGACGCACACCACCAGCACCCATGACAGCCTGTGCACCTCCAAGGCGCAAAGCCTGCTGCTGTGCGGCC